CGACTCCAGGATCTTTGTCTCTGCATTGCTGGCCGTTACACTCTGCGAAATCCATTTATCGCCAGCCTGAGCATATTTTTTCTCTGCGTCTGAAAGATATGTAGACATATCCTTCTCTGCCTGATCTTCCGTGACCGGTTTGATGATGGGTTGAAATTGCAGCTCCGGCTTGAGCACCCTGGTATTGTCTTGAGCGCTTCCACTATTTGCGATGTTAGCTTTAGCCTCCATTAGCGCCCTGGACTTTTCAAGTCCCTCATCTACCTTCTTCTGCACCTTGTCACGTTCAATGAGCATCTTCTTGTACTGCTCTGCGGCAAGCTCCATCGCGGCGGTTGCAATTGCACGCTGCCGTATTGCTTCCTTGAATGCTTCGGTATTTCGGATGAATGCACTGTCGGCATCATTCACATCTTCGATCGAAACGCCCAGCTGTTTGAATGCGTCCTGATTGTCCAAGATAAATTTTTCTTTTTCCTTTACATCGTCTCCGAGACGATTGTAGGATACACGCAGTTTTTCATAAGTCGCAATTTGCGATGAAGAATTGGAAGCGATTGTTTCATTCAGTTTATTCTGCTCCTGCCTTGCTTCGCGCTGCCTTGAGATCATCCGGTCCGTTATGGCGATGACGGCGCCAATGGCAACTGATAACCCAAGCGTGAGCGTTGCCATGAGGGCCTTTGCCGCAACGGTAGATATCCCGAGTGTTGTAGCCACCTTCAAGTTGGCCGCTGCCCATAGATGACTTACTTTCGTGACGGTGTTGATCCGGAATGCAGATGTCTGGTGTAGAGTATTCTGAACTTGTTGCAGCCCGATGGTGAGCGCCATCATCGATTGTACCCGGGTCTGTATTTTAGCGTATTCCTCACTCGAACCGTTGAATACTCCCATTGCGCCGCCGGCGGCTGATAGTAGTCCTGAAAGTCCAGATAATCCAGATAAAAAGCCCTGCATTTGTGAGGCTCCTTTGGCCAACTGAGTCTGAGTTTGATATACTTCACGATATGCCGTTGCGAGGGTAGACAATTTCTCACGCTGTTCGGCGTATTCCTGAGTGCCTTTTTTTCCGGACATTGACAATTGAGCCATGGTCTCACGTACCTGGCGCATTTGCGTTTCGAGGGTATTTGTTTTGTTTGATAGCTTTTCGCTTGCGCTTGTCATGCTTACAAGCGCCTCTTCTTCTCCACGTAGTTCAGAGGTTAACTGTTTCACAGACTTTGACAACCGCTGGCGCTCTGCGAGAATATTTGGATCATGCGTCCCTACATTGACCTTGTCGAATGCTTTCTGTAACGGTTCCAGTTCTTTTTTTAAGCGGGCAATTACATCACGCTGAAGTCGGAGGGCCTCGTCGGATCTCTTCCAGGCATCCTCGCTCGATTCAGCAAGCTTATCGATTGCGCGTGTTGCCTTTGTCGATTCTTCGTCTACGTTCTGGCGTAATACTATGTCAATGTTAACCGGATCCTCTTCCATCTCCTAATATTTTTTTCAGATCTTCCGTGCCATCGGCCACGGGTGCCCACTGTTTTTTAGTGTAACGCGGCGCATCTGCCCGCTCCATAAGTATGTTGATCCAGGCCTCTTCCCATAACACGTACTCATGCGTGCATCCGCGTTCAGCCTTAATTTGTCCTATCAGTCCAAACGGGCTATGGAGGCCATCCGTCCGGCCTTTTAACTCCCGTTCTCTTCCTTCTGACCCAAATTCTTCCTGTTCATCATCATCGTCATCTGACTCGAAAGATATCTGGTAATAGTCGTAAAATCCTGTAACCTGTTCATCGCGCTAATCTGACGGAACAGATCTACCAGCGATTGTGGAGATACCTTCCATAGGAGGCGTTGCGTGAGTTTGTCGGTTCTGCGTTGGATTTTGGCACTGTCGTTGAGAATTGCTATCGCGATACACCTGGCGCAAGCTTCAACAGATTTTTCAAGCAGATCATATCCATCGAGTAAAACAGCATTCTCCAGGTTGTTCTCAACTACAACACGCGAAATCTCCAGTATCGTTCCCGCCTTCAGGTAACGGATAGTTACGTAGTCTTTCTTAAGCCACCGCTTGTAAAATGGGGCGGGCAGCCGAAACCGCACGCCCCTGTTTAGTATCACGTTGGCTGCATTAAGCCGCGTATCCATTTTTTAAAAATTGATATCGCAATCCCAGGCCTCTGACGCTCTCATTGCCCTGAACCGGAACGGGTATTTAGATAAACCACCTTTCCCGACGTTCATGTTGAGATTCACTGATCCCTTCGCATTGGGGACGATTACCTCAGTCCCGTCCACGCATACATATTTGATCGCCTTATTGATTACGATCTTTGTCGACGGGTGTGAATATTTCTGATTTGGATCCACTCCAGATACGGAACCGCCCATCAGCTCTACCAACTCGGCCCGCGTGGCCTTCACGAACGATCCTACACAGGTAAGTCCGGCTCCGGTAACAAGGATATCCTCCGGGGTGTCATTTTCATGCGAGTAAAATTCTTCCTCTTCCGGATCTCCTTCCACTATTGATAACTCGTCATCGCGAAGCGATAACGGGTTCTTTGTCCATACCGCAGTAGCTACATCTGCTTCAGCGGCGATGGGAGGTGCGAAATATGTTTCCTTCACCCGTAATTTAGCTACAATCTTTTCTGCCATTTTTTTACAGTTTTAATATGATTAATTTATTTATTTTAAGCACGATGAATGCCAGGATAATACCGGTGGCTACAAGTCCGATGATGAAAAACAAACGTTGAAAACCAGACATTTTCACTTCCACTACCGGGACTTCAACTTCAAATGGTACCTGCTTTTCAGTGTAAATGGTATCACTGGTAAGCCACATCGTGTCCGGTTGGGTTTTGGCTTTATAGTTGAGCGATCCGTTTTTGAAGCTGTGTTCAGTAGAAATATTTTTGCTTTTTCCCTCGTTGATCTCTTTCATGAGAACATTATTCAGAGAGTCACATTCGAAGTAGGCTTGCAAGGTTGCGCTATCGCCATGGATCTGGAAGGGAACAAGCGTGGTCACCCTGCGTTCCACCGTCTTAACCGGTACCTGGATCAGATGTGATTGTGATTTGCATCCAACCAGCACCAGAATAGTCAATATTGCAACCAGCTTTATTTTCATTTTGTCCGGGTAATTGTTTTCACATTTTCCAGCTTCGCATTGAGAACCTCAAGTTCCTTTCTCAATTCCTCATTTTGCCGAGTCAGCATTCTTACCTGTATAGATAAATTCGCATTCTCTGTGCGCAGATCCAGCACATCCTTCATCAGCATCGTGTTTTTTTCCGCGAGCATGTCAATCGATTTTTGAAGATCACTCAGGAAATCATTGTTGCGTTTGCGCCGTCCGGCAAAATAGCCCGCTATCGTCGTGAGGATAGGTGTAACAACGGTCGCGATTGTGCCGACAATCCCGTCAGAGGCAGTATCTGTAATATATGCAAGTATATTCATAAGAAATATAACTTAAGTTCATCCTCACGGCGTTTCACTAATCCAGACAGGGTGACTTTTTTGCCATTTATAGTGCCTTTCACCCATTTTCTGAATTCATCGGCAATAGTTGGATCATTTGGATTCACGCGCGCTTTCTTAAGAAGAGTCGAGCCTAAAAATCCAATTGGTCCCCCGAATTTTGGACCTCTGCCTTCACCGGTACCTACATTGAATGTAAACGAAACAAGGGCATCAAATTGATTCTGATTAATTTTTAACCCGGCTGAATCAACCGCTCTCTCCGCTGTCGCAAGATCTGCACGCAGTAAATCAATTGCCTGCGCTTCGGTTATGACATCACCGCTCCTCACACCGCCCGTGTGCCCGTAACCTATCGTCCATATGCCCACAGGATCAAGATAAGCCTTGAGTTTCAATCCTTCGTGCTTCTTAATCAATTCGATGCCCTTGTTACTTGTTTTCATTGCTTGTCAATTACCGGGAGATACAAAGATCCCCCGGATTGTTATGGTCAAACAGTTGCTTCCTGAACGATTGCAATGACGCCCTTACCATCGGCACGACGTTTACGTCCTCCAATCCGAACCAGCGAGCTGTAGATGTCTCCGTAATAGGTAGGATCTCCGGCATTTTCGAAGAACTTAACCTCGCCGAGAGCACGCTCAACCATGGTCGACTGCCAGCAGATCACCGCTGCATTATCTGTAGCTGCTCCGGCTACAGAGAACAATTTAGGTGCAGGTGTTGCGTCGTTGGTATATCTCAGCGTCTCTGAGCGCATAAGGATGTTGAATCCATACAGTTTGCCCATGATACCGGCTTTTTCGTCGTATGCTGCGAGGAAATCTCGGCTCTGATTAGCAGTCATCTCATTGGTTACCTGATCGTACATCTCGGCATCAAACATCGCATATCTTCCTTCTGAAGGAACATTGTTTTTGTTCATCAGCTTTTGTGCAGCTTTCAGATCTGCCAGGGCTACAGCCTTTCTGTTGCCCGTGGCAGCATCAGTGTGAGCCAGAACAGCGGCGCCAGATGTGCGGATGATCGATGTTGCGAGAGTAGGAGCCCAGTTATACAACATAACCAGGGCGGCAACATTATTGATCGCAGCGCGAGTCTCAGCTGTTACGGAAGTACGTTTATCGTAACTCAGTTCAACCGTGTCAGCATTGGGGATGAGAACCGGATCAGAGGTGATTTCATCAATCGCATAAGTAACGTCGGTATCAGTCCTTTTCGTTACGGCTGCAGGTAATTCAGTTCTGTTCACCTTTGTTGCAGGTGCAGATCCAGCCTGGGGAATGTGTACTACTTTTCCGGCAAGGACATAATTGTCTACATTAATCGCATAGTTAAGGAATGCATTATCGGCCCAGAGGCTTTCGATGATGTCATTCTCCCAGATTTCCTTTTGTACTGCCATTGGCAACGATCCGGAAACATTCAGTCCAGGAAGCAGCGAAAGGACGCCGCCGATTCCAACCGCGGCAAATGCACCGCCTCCTGTGAGGGCTGCAAAAACAGTCCCCATTACCAGGTTAAATAAGATAGCTTGAATTCTTTTCATTGTTCTTTGTATAAATAGTTAAAGTTTTGGTTAATAACTCTTTCTCATTTCGGGAATTTCTCCGCGAATTTCTTTTCGTACTCTGTAGGATATTTATCCTTCAGCACCTGCAACTCGCCTGATTTGTCAAGCTGTTCCCACGTTTTTTCCGACAATTTAGCAAGTTCGCTCTTGTCTTCGTCCTTCAGACGAGACTCAATAGACTTGTGCCCCGGGATGCCTTCGATCATCTTCTTTGCGGCAGCGAAATTGTTGTCAAAGAACTCGAGTGTTTCCTTTTTGGCACTTGCGTTGAGTTTACCTTCGCGAATTGCAGCGTCCACAAGCTGCTCAGCCTCATTCGTCTTTGCGGCCTTAGCTGCATCTTCCATCGATTTCAACTTATCGGCAAGCGCTTTCATTTCGCCTTCAACTCTTTCTTTGTCCTTCTCTGCCTGAAGTTTTGCTTCATTGAGCGCCTTAATAGCTCCAATTAGTTCAGTCTCGGATGCGTTTTCCGAGAGATTTAAAATTGTAAGTAATTCCTTGTTCATGTTTTTTTGTTTTTGTTGCGGTGTAGCCGCATGATTATCGAATAGTTTTGCAATGTCACTCTCCTGGATGAGCTGGTCATTCTCATCAAATAGTCGCAGCGCGTTATGATTCGCGCCTATACCTACAATACTTGCTTCCCGGGCAGCCCACTTTGTTACTGTCGGAAGTTTTTGACCTGGAAGCATCACATCTGGATCATCAGAAGTCTCAATTATGCGCAGGCTTATGGATGAAGCCCTGAGAAAGTCCCTCTCAACCTTACCGGATATTTTCCGTCCCTGTTCATCTTCTTCATCAAATACAGGATCTGCAAGTAACTTGCCTCCTTCAATCCGGATATTTTCCCAGCGACCAATTGGAGTGTCCCATTCGTCGTGGTTGTAGAACATCACGGGGTTTTTCTTGAATTGCTCAATATCACCTCCTGCCATGAGCATGCGAAAACCGTAGGTATTTACGCTTTCGTCGCACAGCACAAATGATTTCGCCTTTTTCGCCATTACTTTTTTTTGCAAATAAAAAAAGTAAATGACCGATTAACAAAAATCATCTTAAGGCTTGAGATGATGTTATCTAACCTTACGATGATTTTATTCATCTCTTTTACCACCTATCTATTTTTGTGTAAATAAAATATTCGACCGATGGCAAATCTCACGAACAAACAGAAAAAAGAATGGGCTCAACTTCTATTTACAAAGGAAAACCTGACGCAAAAAGAGATATCTGAACGCATAGGTGTCTCCCAGGTCACTATGAGCCGTTGGGTGAATGAAAACCGGTGGGAAGATCTCAGGGTGTCGATCACCATCACGCGTGAAGAACAGCTGAAAAACCTATATCGGCAACTTGCGAACATGAACGAAGAGATATCGAAAAGGACAGGTCATCGATTCCCGAGCCCCGCGGAAGCCGATACAATCAACAAGCTTGCAAATGCAATAGAAAAGATGGAGTCAGAGGTCGGCCTTAATGACATTTTATCGACGTTCAAGGCATTTTTAACCTGGCTCAGAAAGTTCAACATCGAGGAAGCACAAAGGCTGGTACCACTTTTTGACGATTTCGTGAAAACAAAACTCAAATGACATGGCAAAACGGTTAAAGATAATTGACAGGGATGCTCTCCGCGAATGGGATGAGTTCAGGAAAGGTTTAATCAATGCTGCAACAGTTGACGATACCGAAACTATTCCTGAAAAGCGGGCACGCATTGCCAGGCTTGAGTCAAACCCTGAGGAGTGGTTTAAATACTATTTTCCGAACTACTATGTAAGTGAACCTGCACCATTTCATAAGAAGTCAACAAAAAAGCTGCTATCGAACAAAAGATATTACCTGGTTCGCGCCTGGTCCCGTGAACTTGCAAAGTCTGCAAGATCGATGATGGAAGTAATTTATCTGGCTCTGACCAGGGAAATAAAAAATGTACTGATCGTCTCTAATTCTCTCGATAACGCTGGCAGACTTTTACAACCTTTTAAAATCAACTTTGAATCAAATCCCAGGATCATTAATGATTATGGATCGCAACAAAGCCCTGGCAGGTGGGAAGATGGCGAATTTGTAATCACAGCCGGCTGCTCTTTTCGGGCATTGGGTGCCGGGCAGTCTCCCCGTGGTACCAGGAACGAAGCTGCACGTCCTGACTTTATTTTAGTAGATGACATCGATACCGACCAGGATGTACGTAACCCGGATATCATTAAAAAAAGATGGGAGTGGATTGAACAGGCGTTGATCCCGACTGTCAGCATCTCCGGCAATTACAGGATCTTGTTCAACGGAAATATCATCGGAAAATATTGCTGCATTACCCAGGCGATTGAAAAAGCGAACGACAGCGAGATCATCAATATCCGGGACAAAAATGGCAAATCATCCTGGCCGCAAAGAAATAGCGAAGAGGATGTGGATGATATGCTATCGAATATATCAACAGCATCTGCGCAGAAGGAGTATTTCAATAATCCGCTCTCTGAAGGGGACGTATTCTTGGAAATGCGCTGGGGCAAGGTACCGCCTCTTAGCCGGTTCCGGTTTCTGGTCGCCTATGGTGACCCGGCTCCGAGNAATTCAAAAAATAAAAGCGCATCGTATAAATCTGTATTCCTATTGGGTGGACTCGCAGGGAAAACATATATCATCACCGGGTTCCTGGATCACGTAACAAATGCCGAGTTCGTAGGATGGTATTACGCAATCAGGGACTATGTGGCGAATAAAACTCAGGTCTATAATTACGTTGAAAACAACAAGCTGCAAGATCCTTTCTATGAGCAGGTGTTCATTCCTCTATTCACTGAAGAGGCAAAGAGCAGGGGAGCAATCGGAATAACTCCGGATGTTCGAGTGAAACCGGATAAATTCAGCAGGATAGAGGGAAATCTCGAGCCGATGAACCGCCTGGGTAATTTAATCTTCAACGAGGCTGAGAAAGACAATCCGCACATGAAGCGCCTCGAGGAACAGTTCCTTCTTATTACACCCAAGCTGTCGGCGCCAGCTGACGGACCAGACTGTATTGAAGGCGGTTCCTGGATTGTAAACAATAAACTCATTTTGCTGGATGATTCTCAGCTGATAATAGGAGTACCTTACACAAATAAAAAAAGATATTAAATGAAAAGATTGATCATTAATTTTTTAGGCTTCATCTACTCCATCAGCCTCCGCTGGAACGGAAATCTGTACAACTTCAAACGAAGTGTTCGCATCGCATCTGACGCAAAGTTGCGGAGTTATGTATATTTTATCGGAGGTAAATATCGGGTCTTTACAAGGAAAGACATTCAGCTGTTGAAAAAGAAGGGCGTCCTCAACAAGGAAATGAACACACACACGATGAAAGGTATCTGCCTGTTCGACAGCATGACCGGAAAACTCAGTCACCCAAACAAAAAGTACAATCATTTTAAAATTTAAGATATATGGCATACCTCACTATCGATGAGTTAAAGACACACATGTACAGCGAGAATATCGATGTCATCTCAAATGGAGATATAACGATAGTACATGCGGCAATTGATGCAGCGCTTTCGGAGGCGAGAGGTTATCTCACCCAGTATGATATAAAAGCTGAGTTTGAGAAGACAGCGCCTGTTGATCCTGAAGTAGATCTTAGGAACGCGCTGCTTCTTACATTTGTGAAGGATATCGCGGTCTGGCATTTCTGCATACTCAGCAATGCGGGGACAGATCTCGGCCTGCGCGAAAAGAGATATGACAGGGCAATCGACTGGCTGAAGGCCGTTCAAAAAGGCAACGTGACTCCTGATCTACCGGCAATACCGGCTGAGTTGAAAACGGGACCAATTTTATACAGTTCAAACGAAAAACGCATAAATCATTTTTAAGTTATGTCAGTAGGATACATAAAAAACAGCAAGAATGACAAAATAGTCATCAATCAAATTATCGTAAAGCCGGCAAACAGGAATATCCTGGACATTGGAAAATGGTCAGATGCGTTGAAGTCTGCCGACAGAGGGAGGCGCAAGGATCTGCTTGATCTGTACGAAAATATATTAACCGATGG